TTCGTACACCACCAAGTTCTCTAACAAACTGTTCAGAGGGTAGTGGAACGAAATCTCGAAGATCAACAGGAGGGACTAATCGTATATTGGATGCCCTACCTATAAAGTATTTATGATGGCAACGCATAGGATATGATATAGAACCACTACCCCATGTTTTTGCAATGCTTTGACGTGCTGCTGGACGTAGATAATGTAAGTTACCACCAGAAAATTGTCCGTTTATAGGATCAATGTCAACAACAAGAGTCATTGGAAATGTATCAAAGAACGGTAACGACTCAGTAGCAGCACTATAACTGTAATATATGCAATCACCTACCTTGACCTCACCTGGATCTAATGCACCAAATAACTGTCCTCTGTACCAGTCCTTTGACTTTGGTTTACCTTGTGTTGCATCTTTAATGTCCTCGAATACACTCATACTTGTAACTCGTGTTCTGTAAGTATCTTAAAAGTCATACGTCTGTCCTTGCAGTATTCTACTGCTGCTTTCCACTTCGCTTCATTTATAGCATATGTCTTGATTTCAGTTATATACTTCTTTGTACGTCTGCGTTGTTGCTTGGGAGGTGTCGTCTGCTTATTAGGTTTGACCTCAATAATAAACTTCTGCGTCCCCCCAGTTTTAGTCCTTGCTCTGACGTAAAAGTCTGGGAAATAACGATGCATCCTCCCATCAAGAGGACTGATATAAGGTATGATAATCTCCTCTGATCCCCATTCCAAGATGTTTTCATTCTTGTCGCACCAGACCATGAACTTTCTTTCCCATAAACTCCTATAAATAATAGCGGTAGGATCTCCCTTGTATTTATTTTTGTTAGTAGGTCTATAACGTCCAGAATATGCCATGTCAGCAAAAACACGATTAATGTACCCCATGACCAGTCCGAGAGGACCGAGTAGAGGGGATGAAAATATAAATCCAGAATCACAATTCAGTACAAAGGCGATAGATTACCTTAAATTTACTGTTTATGATCCAGAATCAGGTGCGAACCCATATAACTATGTATCAGGACCATTGGGCGGAGGACCTGGTGCAAAGCAAATAGGCAACGATACTACTCAAAAGAATAGCATATATAAGACAATTTACCTATATTTACCACATCAATTAAAAGAAGCATATGGTGTTAACTATGAAAAGGCAACATTAGGTGCATTCGGTGCAGCAGGAACAGAGGTTCTACAAGGTAAAACTGCTGACGATATAGCACCCAAATTAAAAGATGCAGCAGATAGTGGTAAAACAGAGGTAGCATTTAGTGCTATTGCTGGTGTATTTAATAATGCCACTGGTGCACTAGGACTAGAAGGTAATGTATCGAAACAGAATATCGCTGCACTTGCAAAAGGGAAGGTATTCAACCCTTATGAAGAGACTGTATTTAAAGGAGTAAACTATCGTAGTCATTCTTTTGACTTTGATATGTCACCTCGTAACCCAAAGGAAGCAATAGAGATACAAGAGATAATAAGTTGTATGCGTGAGAGTATGTTACCAGATACTAACGGTATCAATGCTCGTTGGTTGACTATTCCTAGATTCTTTGGATGTGAGATAGTAAGATATACACCTAGGGGTTTTGGTGCAGATATCGCAGGAGAAGGTCTTAACAAACCCGCTTCACTCTCAGCATTACTAAGATTCCCTACAAATTTAGTGCTAACAAGTATGAATGTTGACTTGACACCATCAGGTCAGAATACATCACTTAGACAAGGATTCCAGGAATTAGAAAATGGAACAATGGAAGACTATGGTCCTGCATCATATAAATTATCACTATCATTCGACGAGACTGCATTTGTTACTCGTAACATGATTACAGGTGATGATAGAGATCCAACTGCTAACCTTGGTACTAAATCTGGTGATTTTAATTTAGGTACATCAGGTAAGGGTATGCCATCTAATCCGAAAGGAAGGTTAAAAGTAGATAGATCAACTAATTCTGGTCTAGGTAGAAAAGTCAATCGTCGTGGGAGGGAAATCTAATGGGATATTTCAGTTATCTACCAAGAGTCGCAGTCAGAACGTCTACATTTAGACAAAATAATGTAGAACCATCTGTTATTGCAAGAAATATATTCAGAAAATGCACTCTTATCGAAGAAATGCAGGAGAGTGTCCTTGGATTTCAACAGTATTCTATCGCTAATAACGAAAGACCAGATCTCATTGCAAGTAAGGTATATGGAGACTCACTATACGATTGGGTCGTGTTAATATGCAACAACATAATCAACATATATGACGATTGGCCCTTGTCTGAGCAGGAACTCCAAGATTATGTAAAAGACAAATATAGGTTCTCAACTGGTGTACATCATTATGAGACGAATGAAATAAAAGACTTAGATACAGGAAAGGTGCTTGTTAAGGCAGGAATCCAAGTAAATGAGAATTGGCAGTATATTAGGTCAGATGGCACAACTGTGACAAATACCACATATCCAGTTTCTAACTATGAGTACGAAAAAGGCATAAATGACTCAAAATCGAATATTTGGTTATTACGTCCAGAATACATCGAAGACTTCGTTGACGAATTTGAGAATTTGATGAAATATGCTCCAAATGAAGAATTAGACCCCGAATCCGATATTAAGGTAACTCCTAATATCATCAAAGAGGTCTTTATAACAAACAAAGACACATATACAACAGAATACGGTTTAACACCATCTGTTGAGTTCGCCTCTGCTATTGAATTAGTAAATAAGACAGTTACCACTACTAGAACTGAAAGTGGTGCTACTCAAACTACAACTATTACATCTACTGACGTAAATTCATCAGGTGTAGTCGCAGGAACCACAGATGCTTCATCTACTGCGTCACAAACATCTGACGATACATCGTCATCTAGTTCTAGTTCTAGTTCCAGTAGTTCCAGTTCTGGATCTGGATCTAGTTCCTCTGGTGGATCTAGTTCTTCTGGTGGTGGCGGTTATTACGGTGGTTACTAATATAACGTGGTAGATAAAATATACAAAACGACGCAAACCAGAATATAAGTACAAAACTCAAATGTGCAAGTCTATTGGGATTTATTATCAATCCTAGTGTGACAAGTCCTATCCATGTGTAGTCCAAAGTGCCATGGAGACGATACCACACGTTTTCTCCTAATTTCTTAATTACCTTCTTTCTCAAATTATCAAAGAAAGGAGATATATGTCTCATCATGACAAAACCCTCATTTAAGACCATGAGGGTGAATCCTATCCAAAATATCATTAGTAACGATCTGGTATATTTTCCTTATATGCTTTTGGGGTGTGATCCTTGAATTTGTCGTGATTACCATCCCCAGGCATTTTGCCATATGCAACGTATTGTATTGCTTGCATAGAACCTTCTAATCTCTTTAAATCGCTCTCATTTTTAACATACTCTTCATACCAACCTTTTATTTCATCTTGTCTGGCATTGAGTTGCATTGTACGCTTCGTAAAGCGTTGAATTAGTTGTTCGTAGTTTTCAGTAGGTTTAGTCACGTTGTCTCCAATCATCAGGTTTCTTGCGGTTGAACCATTCGCCTATATCGTCAGCACTGTTGAACCCTTCTCTATAATCAGATGGGTCGGGTTCTCCTAATCCCATCTTATTCAGAAAATCGTCGGTCCCTCCCTCCTTCATGTTGGGATTTGCTGCTCGCTGTCGTGCTTGACGCAACCATGTGGCAGCAGTAGTATTTGACTTTGCTAGTTTTTGTGCCCATATCATTTCTGTGAGATTCACCTCTTTTCCTTCGGCAATCAATTTGCAGACTTTATCGAGTCTGAGTCGATATTGGGTTGATAGCATTTACAGGTCCTTTTCTAGTTTTTCGATTCTAGTAAATTCTTCGCGTGCGTGCGAGGAGCGTTCTGAGAGCACTTGATGGATATCAGCAATAATTACCTCATTACTAATATAGTCATCTAGGTACTTATCAATCGCTTCTTTCAGATAACGATATCTGTGCCATTCAAGCGAGTAAGGTCGATAGTTCATGTTATAAAATTATGAAAAACCCTGGGGGCGAAAAATTACCGCGAATTTTTTTCCCCCCTTTTCTTGTTTCAAAAGTGAAATAATATATGGGTTAGTGATGATGATGTCTAGGTCGGTAACAATCAATGTACTTAGTCCTAGTCTCTCTACGTTTGTATCCTGGAACATAACGACGTCCGTTATAATATCCAGGAACATAGTAGTAATAATCGTAATGCACTGGCAAGCAACTGTCTTCATGATGATGATAATCCCTGTCATAAGAATGATGGTGGTGATTGCTGTATTCAACAAACGGTTCCCAAAACTCTTTCCACGTTAGTGCGTTGGCAGGGGTTGCAAATGACAGTGCTGCAAGTGCAATTACGATGCGTTTCATTATTCTTCTGCTAGTTTAGCAAAGTAGGATAGATCAGGATCTTCCTCTTCTTTTAATGATGATACAGCATTACCGAACCCTGGTGTTGGAGGAGTAGACACTTCTTCAACTGGTTGTGCAATCTGATCTTCATAATCTAAACCATCGTCGTCTTCATTAATAGCAGACGCACGACTTGTTTTACCAAGAACGAGATTCAATCTTGATTCTAGTTCTTCGTATGACTTGAAGTTCTTAGAATCAGTAAAGTCTTTTAAACTATACTCCTGATTATATATCTCTTCAAGTTTGGTGTCTTCAAAATTACCGAGTGTACCCGCAGAAGCAAACTCAGAACGATCATAGTTCCAGTATCCATCTTGCTTGACTATCTTTAACTTGAAGTCAGCACCCTTCCAGAAACAGAAAGGATTGATAGGATCTTCATCTTCAAACTGAGGTTTCATTGCCTCAGCAATCTTATCATGTATCTTCTTACCATACTTATAAAGGAAGACTCTTCCTTCATTCTCTGGATGTAGAGGATCTTTTACAACGTAGATGTTTGAGTAGTAAGAGAGTTTCCTCTTCTGTTTCCTTGCTACATCTTTATCTGAGTCTAAACCCGAATTCCAGAGCACGCGGTTAAGGTCACCGACTGGATCTTGTTGACCAAGAGTAGTCAACGAGTTCTCGATGTACCAACCACCAGGACCCTGGAATGCATGAGAAAAGACTTGTGCCCAAGGTAGATCTTCCTTTGCAGGAGCAGGAAGGAATCTAATTACTGCGTAACCGTTGCCTGCTTTGTCCACCTCTGGTTTCCATAGACGCTCGTCGGGACCTTTGCCCCCACCCTTAGTAGTCATCTTGTCTAGTTCTTTTGTTAGTGAACTGATAGATGAACTGCTAGACTTTTTAAGCGATGAAAATGACATCTGTATTCTCCGTATTGTTTTGTATTTGGTATGTTCGCCACCATAAATGATAGCATACTATTTATGCGGTGACAACCCCCTATATCTGGAAGTCGTGACCACTTTTTCCATCCTGCAAGTCTTTCTTCCAACCTATTAGTTTGTCCTCCATGACTTGCAATATACTCAGCAGATTACCTCCGCCAGAGTACATGGATGACATCTGATCTATTCTATCTTTCATTTCACTTATCTCTGACTTCTCTGTATCATCTTCGCTATTTACTTGAACATATCCTGCCATCAGTTGCAGTCTTGAATAGAATACCTTCTGTTTTGCAATCAAATCTAGTGTCTTATTGATATGATTTAAACGTGCTTCTTTATCAAAGGACTGGAACCCCTGAGACATCTGTAAGAGTTCAGTATAACACTCTTGTAGATCATCTAGTTCTTCTTTTACTACTTCTGATTTAAAGAAGTCTTCATCTTCTATTTTCATAAGGGTAATACACCTCTACTGGTTCGTTTGATACAGTTAAGTTGCTGTGCGTTTGCTTTGATCTTATCTTTGAGTGGTTTAGAAATGAGTTTACTAACTCTTTCAATTTCTATCTCATACTCTTCACATACTGATGCAACTGCTTCAATATAATTTATAAGACCATTATTATTCTGAACTGTGGTCTCGACGAGAGCACTGAACTTATTCTGTGTCATAAAATTCTCTTCAAGATCCTTCACGATTTGATGCCCTCTAAGTAATAACGGAACTCTTTAATCCACTCGCACAATACATCAATGTACTGTGTCTTGTCATACTTTTCTACTACCTGTGTCTGTCCGTCTTCTGCCACAGATATAGTAACAAGTTTCTTTACTTCACAACCAGTTCTTTCCCAATACATGTAAGCATATGCTGCTTCTTGTACAAAGTATTTGTGCAACCACTCTTCACGTTTTAGTTCCTTGGTTGTTTTGAAATCTATTATTGCCAACTCCCCACAATATTCAGCAATGCAATCAACCCTACCAGCAATCCGTAAATCATCACTGTAAAGAGGTGCTTCAATAGCGTGAACATTATCAATGTTATCAAGAACCTCACGACTAAACCTAAAAAGGTACGCGGGAAGACCCTCGCTCTTGTCCACTGTCTTAGTGTCACCTTTAAGGTACGCTTCCACGATGCCATGATACTTAGTTCCTCTTAATGCTGATGTACGACGGACTTTCTCCGCTTCTTCAAATCCTACACGTTCTTCCCATGCTTTTAAAGTCGCACTAGATATGTGACTCACAATGGTGGTGACGGAGGGATACCAATTATCTTCGGGAGTCTTATAGAAACGTCTCCCTTTCACCTGTGTTGCTGATAAAGGTTTGAGTTCCTTAACAGCACCTACATGATTAAATGTTTTCATTAAGTTTGAAATCCAAGATTGATTTTGCTAACAAGATACTCTCTTACCATACCAGATCTTACGATATCTTCAATACCAAACTCTGTACAATCAAATGATGGCATTGTCTGTAAGATCTTCATGAAGTCTAACACACCTGTTCTCTCGTTTGTTTTTGTCAGGTCAGACTGTGTGTAGTCTCCTGAGAATATGATCTTAGCATCTTCACCTACACGAGTAATGATTGAATCAAGTTCGTGGAAGTTTAGATTACTAAACTCATCTACTATTATAACACACTTATCCAAAGTGACACCCCTTATAAATGATGTCGACCAAAAAGAAACTGTCTGCTGTGCTCTAAGATTATCGTATAGCATTTCAAATGATGAATCATCAGGCATCTTGAACATGTACTTCACCATATTCTTATATGGTATCTGATACAGGTTACTCTTGTCCTCATGATCACCTGGGAGGAATCCTATCTCTCTTGTAGGTACAAGTGAACGCACCATGTACACCTTATCGTATGGAGTAGAAGGATCTAATACATCTTGCATTGCAAGATACAAACTAATAAAAGTCTTACCTGTCCCTGCTGCACCATGAAGGACTAAGTTCTTTCCTTCTTTGTATGCATCAAAGACTTTCTTTTGGTTATCTGTAAGAGGTTCAATCACACTGAGGTGATCGATATTAATTGGTGTCTTTCTACGCATAACCTTAGTGGGTATGTTTGCTAATGACTTCTTTGGTCTAGGCATTATGTGTATTGGGAAAGATTCGATTTAGGATGTTCTGCTTGGATCTTTTGCATGACTTCTTTGAATCCATCAGTCTGTTTTGGTTTACCATATATGGTACCACCAGTTCCTGCGGACCAGTCTTTATCCCAGTCTGGATTCGCTTCTCTCCACTCATCATATTCTTTCATAGTCATAGAGAGTTCTTTCTTTTCTCCTGTTTTCTTATTTATTAAAGGGTAGGTAGGCATGTTACTGGATAATAGGCATTTGATTTGTTGGATAATCTTCTGGTGAAGGTCCAGGCATAGGTTCATATCTTGGTGCTCGGTCAGCAGGAGAAGGACCAGTTGGTCTTCTGTAAAGCATAGTCTCTATGAGTAAGTTTATATCATCAGAGATTTGCTGATTTGTCTCCGCCATAGTTCGGTACCCTGTACCTACTACGATCTGTCCCGCCACCACTGAAAGACATGCAGTCCCCCAGAAAATATAATACCATTTAGTTTTCACTTGGTTTTTAAGTTTGCGTACTACTTTCATAATTAATCGATCCTCAAACAAGGTTGTATTGATGCTGCGTAGTCATCTAATTCATCACAATCACAAGAACCATTACACCATTCTAGTGCTTCGGATATGATTGGAAACTGACATACGAAATGACGTTTAGCGAGTGAGACTACATCCATGTGTTCCTTCTGTGTACCGTTGGCACTGCGAAGTTCGATGTAATGTATCCACGATCTCAAACTACCTGTCATGTATAGTTTGGTTGGAGTTGCAAGAGGGAGTACAAATCTAGCACACTCTTTTGCAATGCCATCAGCAAGCATCTTCTTATATAATTCCATACCATGCTCGAAGTGATCTTGGATCAAGATCTCATACTTCTGGATCATAGTAGGATCAAGGTCATTGATACTGTTCTGTCTGTTCTTACTGTCTTGTCGACGTAACTCAGGAACTTCAATGTCACCTAGCATACTGCTGTCAGCATATCTCTGACTAAATTCTTGGAATGTAAAAGAACGATGTCTAAGTATCTGTGCAGCAAGTCCTCGTGTAGTTTCAATTTGTAATGTCATACTTGCCTGTTCAAATACAGACCAGTGACCATGCTTAATACAATACTTTAATAGTCCTGCAACCTTTGGATTATCTTGGTTGTTAGGGTTACTAACACGAGCAATATATCCTATTGTTTTTTCTGCATCAGGTGTCACAGAAATTAAACATACTTTTGGGTTCATCTTACAATAAATCTAGTCAAAATATATAATGCTACCGATTTTACATATCCGATAGCGGGTAATCCAAATAGAGCAGGCATACATATGTTCCATGCTGCCCAGACAAAAAATGGTAGGATTGCTATGCCAAGTAAGAAGTCAAGAAGCACCTCACCTTTATTAAAACCCCACATATATGCAGGATCATCTTTTGGATCTGGTTCTTTCTTAAAAGGAGACATGTTATACATCACCTTCTTTTGCGTTTCTTCTTCCCTGCCTCCTGTTGTTCTAACCATAATCTTGGTTGTATTCTCCCTTCTGTTTGTTTCCAGATCATCTTTGTGTCTTTGTAATTATCATAATAAAAATCAAAGATGTCTGCTTGTTTAGATGACATTACTATGTCGTGTGCGATCTTGGTACCATCGTTATACGAGATGAGGTATGAGTTTGATGGTAGTGATCTATCGTTTGCGTCTTCTGGTTTACAATCTCTTTTGAGTTGTCTCACCCTCGATTCCCCCACTTGATTTGTGGAAATGTTTCTTCGACGCATGCCTTAGTAATTTTGTATCTCTTGTTAAGGATACCATCCTTTGCAAGAATAACAACCTTCGCTTCATCAGGGTGAAGTCCTTCTAGTAATTGAATGAACATTTGTTCACGTCTCATACGAGGAATGTTAGAACCACCTTTAAAGAAGTGGTGTAGGATTCTACCTTCTTTCTCTAACTTGGTATGCTCTGTACCTTCGGGTGCATCATTCTCTTTGAAAGGAGGTGTGCCCTCTGGCAATAAACATTGTAATGAATCATCATAGTTGATGATAAAGATAGACCTAAGCGTTTGAGAATCATTCTCTCTAAGGATTTTGATCTTCTGTGCTTTTGTCTTTGCATTATGTGCTTTTTGTAGCACCTCTGAGATCAGTAGTCTCATAATTAAAAATCAGTTGTTGGTAGGTAAGAATATTTATTAGTCTTCTTCCTCATCATATATTGTATCATCATCATCGGGAAAACGCAAGTATATCATCTCTTCCCCACTTAAATTACCTTCTTCGTCATACATTTCTGGGTGTAAGACTGCCTGTGTGTAGTCTTTCTTCTCGACCCAAGTATCATAGACATCTTTCAACTGCCATGATAAGCATGCACCTATTAAGAATGCTCCAACAGTCAAGACGGATACAATGTAAATGAATGCGGGATCTGCCATGTCTCTCTCCTGTTGTTTTAGTTATTTAGTCGCTTTCTTTTTACGACCTGGTTTGCGTTCAGCATGGTAAGTCCATGCGTCATTCAACATACCATAGAGGTAGTCTTTTATCTTTCTTGCCTTTGGTTTTGGTATGTGACCGTACGCTTCAAGCAACTGTTTGTCACCACCTTTGATGTAACCTTCCAGTTGCATTATGATGTCATTAATCTCAGTTGCTGTGCTTGACTCAATAAATCTATCTACTGAGGGACGAGTCCACTTCCCTGCTTTTAGATATGGATAGACCTTGAAGAGAAACTTACCATCTGGTTTCACTGCTGCATCTATTGCACGTTCAATCAGTTCGTAAAATTCCTCTTCATTAATCTGGTTCATAGATAGTTGCCTTCTCTCAAATATGAAATGGTCTCGGTGCAACCACCTTTCTTGACTCCATTGATAAGAATCTGTGGGAAGGTTGCAGTCTGTCCGAACTCTTGTTTGAATTGTTCGCGAGTAAACTGTTGACCGAGTGCGTACTCAGTATACCCCCAACCCTTTGTTTTGTAAACCTCTTTGATTTTTGTGCAGTAAGGACAACCAGATCTAGTATAGATTACGGTGCCACCAGGATTCTTTGACATGTTAATAAAGGAATAAAAAAGGGAGCGTAATGCTCCCTGATATTTAGTTTAATATTGAACTTAGAATGTGTATTTTACACCCGCCTTTCCAGACCAGTCAATATCATCTTTGTTAGTAGCACCAGATAGTTCTCCGTATACACCAACTTTCTCGTTGATTGCCTTACCACCACCGATGTAACCGATTAGTTCAGTGTCACCGAACTTATCAGCAGACTCAGTATGAGTTGTTGTAGGACCACCAGATACATACCAGTCAATTCCGTTAGGAGTTGTACCTTCGTATCCAAGTTGGAATTCCCATGTACCAGACTCATATGCTCCATCAGGATATGAACCACTTGCTTCTACATTAACGTAAGGACCTGCAAACGCAGCACCAGAGAATAGAAGAGGAGTTGCAGCAAGTGCTGCGATTGTTGATTTGATCATTGTTGTTTTTATTATCTCGCAAGAAAAATCCCTGCGGATGTTAGACTACACCGACATGTGTGTCTTTTTTATCTACGCAGGGGCACGATCTTTCGATCCCTTTGTAATGTTATTTAGTATACATTTTCTTTGGGATCTTGTCAAGCGTTAGGAAAAGGTAACAACCAACACGACCCTGCGTTTACTAATAGGAGGTTTCATACAGTGCCAACCATCAAAGATAACGATGTCATCTTCTAAGGGTTGGTGCATTTCCTGCGTGACAAAATTCTCATCAGTTATTATAGTCGGACCTCCTGCATCAGTCAAGTACACGATCAGATTATGATGTGGGAACTGATGATCTATGTGAGGAGGAGTGCTCTTTGAATTGTTGGAAGGGTGTACACAGTTAGCATTGACCCTGTATATACAGTTGACTGGTATGTTATTAAAATCAAAGATCTCATGTATCATTGGATAAACATTCTGAAACTGTTGTGATTGAACAGTAGGGAAGTAATGCTCTCCTATGGTACCAAACTTAGGACGTGATAATAGTTCATGACTATACCACCCATCTAAATTGTAGTCAGTTCCTTCTGAACCTACGACTGTGGTTGGTTTATAGTACCATGCAAAGTCACCTTTAAGTAGTAACTCTTTTGTCTGATGATATAGTGGAGTGTCAGGACACTTCAAATGTGTGAATGTCATTTAGATAGGAAGTCTTTTACGTCTTTTACTTCTTCTGGTGTTAGTTCTGGTTTCTCTTCTTCCTTCACCTGTTCTATTCTAGTAGGTGGTGCAGGCATGTCAACCTCTTTCATATCTATTCTATCTAATTCACCTTTCCAACCGTGATAGTATTTCTTCATCTTTTTCAGCATCTTCTTACGACCCTTGGGATCGTTCTCATACTTACCTAAGACCTTCGTCAAGGCATTCATTCTACGGACCGAGTGCATAAGACTACGATCAACTGCATTATCACCAAATCCTTGTGGCATTAGTAAACCTCATCAATAGTTAGTTTAAATTTAATTCGATCAACTTTCTGATCTGACTGACAGAGATACCAGAGATTAGAATCTCTATTGTGTGACTCCTGATAGAAAACTTCACGAGGTGTGAATCTTTCTGGATCGGATTCTCTATCCTCTGCTTCTAGTATGATTTCTCTGGGTAGAGAAACGTTAGTACCATTATCCCTAGGATAGTATGGAGTTACAGATCCTGCAACGTTCTGATATTTATTCTTCTGTGCTTGGACAGGAGGGTATTCAAATTCAAACTCTTGATTTATTTGGTATGCGTCACCTTCGGTAACACCAAATACTTCTACCCCTGCACACCAGTATATACTATTTCCATACCTTAAATCAACCCCCTCTACAAAGTCAGTAGGAGGTACAGTATATGGCCAGAATGCCATCCTTACCTTTCCGTTGGGGATTGTATCTACGATACGTTCCTGTGCACCGAACTCACCTAACACATAGTCATGCATGAATGACATCTTACTATACTGTCCATTAGATGTTGGTACAGTACCCATAGGATATCCTCCTGCGTTACCGTTAGTAATACCACTAGCATAGTATGCATCAAGTAAGTTATGGAATGCTTGTTTGTTTGAACCACTTGCCCCAGGTGCTTTGTAGTGTCCAAACCATGCAGTAAATCCATTCTTGTTACTGTGCTGGAAGAAGTTACTATCTACTTTCAATCCTAAGTCACCTTCGATAGTCTCAGAGGGTTTACATATGAGTCCACGATTGAACTCAAACAGTGTGTTGTAATAGATACCACGATCACCAGTGGTACCAGACCTTGTGTATGAACCATCAGCATCATGATTACTAGACATGATGATACCTCTTCTACCATTGGTGCCACCCTCATAGAATCCAGGGTATGCATTCCTGCTATTGTCACCCATTTGTTGTCCCCACTCAGAACCACCATAGTAATTGTCATTCCAGTATGTGTTATCAGCAACCTGTTGTCCGTTGTCCCACACTACAACCTTATCAGTCCATGACTGTGCTCTGTTGTCCCAGAGTTGTATGCTGAGTTTCTTGATCCTACCTTGGTTACCTGTGTCAGTGTCTGTCCTAGGTGAGTTAGATGCAATTCTACTACGTCCTGCTGCTTCTCCTGCTGCTGGTGATGTAACTAAGTTAGTTGACCATGGTTTCTCGAACTGTTGTGATGCTACATCCATCATGATCAGACCAAAGGAACATGATCCTGCTGCTGGTCCCTTGCTTATATCTTCGAGTTTATATGTCAGTGTGTCACCTTCTGCAACAGTAAACTGTGCAAACGTATGTCCTATCCTTGGCCATGTTGCAACGTTTGCTGTGTAATCCACGATAGTAGAACCATTCTTCTTAAATGTAAACCGATACTTAATCTCCTCTGCCTCTGGTGCACGAATCATTATTCCATATGCTTTCAGTTCTAATGTGCCTGCCTTTAATGCTGTAATAGTTTGTGTCCTATTAACCTCTGCTGTATACTCACCACTACATACACCAACAGATGCATTCTCTTGTCCAGTAGCAGAACTCTGAGGTACAGGTGAACCACATCCAGTACGAGTCACAGTAGTCTCTTCAAAACAATTATCAAACTGTGGATCAGTACATTTCTCTTTCACAATGACAGGTATCTTAACTGGGTCTGGCATGTCCTCACCGAACACATATGCTTCTATACCTTCATACTTGTAGTCAGACCCAGGTTGCATCATTTCATAGTACACCTTGAAGTCATCGTAATCATCATCACCATTCAATAGGTCTTCCCACCACTGCCAGTTCTCTGAGTTGAATCTAACCTTAGATACATCATCTGGATTCATCTTTCTATTAGAGAAGAACACCCAATCAGATTGTGACGATGCACTGTTCTTATATCCACCACTGTCCGCAGTGAATGTTATGGTCTGTCCATCTGTCAGTCCATTGTTACCACCATTAGGAACTAAGAAGAATACAATCTCTTGGTTAGGGTATTGTTCTAGTACACTGATAGGAATCTTATACTGTGTTGTATCAACATTCTGTTTTACTCTTCCTTTAATAACTCGTGCCCAAGATATACTATCTCCTGCTGCATTTGTAATAGCAACACCCCATGAACTATCATACCCTGCATTTCCAGCAATAATATTATACGAAACGATGACAGGTGCTGCGGGTCTGTTCATGATTCTATACGACAATCTGTTTGGTAAGTATGTCGCTGGTTTATCTGTCTGTTGTGCTTTGACTAATGAATACTTGTGGTCAGGAGAAGGACCAGGGGTTACTTCTGTTAGAGTTCCTATCCTGAGTGTAGCATTACAATCACTACCATCACCGTCTCTTAAACATAAGAACTCACCCCCATCTTTTACAGTGGAGGAATAGTTTATACCAGACACAGCATACGACTGTCCTGCTGTCACATTAACCATTGTTGATGCACTACCTTTCCTACCTGATCGTGTGAACGTTGCTCCTGCAACAGTCAATGTATCAAATGCAGTTCCTGCTGTGCTTGGATTATCTGACCATCTCATATCCAACTTTACACTACCAGTTCCTGATCCACCTATCACTAAGTCAGTGCCTTGGAATGATGCTGTTATTGCTGGTGATCCTCCACGATAATATCTGTGTAGTTCTTCTACTTGTTCACCTTGTGACAATGCTGCTACTGCATCCGAAGGTGTCTTGTACACATACCCTAGTATCTCACCATTAGTCATGCCTGCTGCGTTCATAGTGGCACGTTCACCACTCCCAGGAGAGTCAGGTACACCTGGGTTAGTAACTAAGAATGTATCTTCTGTACTTGGAGAATAGAATCTATAAAGTGGTACAGTTCCATCTAATTGTTGACCTAGGATATAGAATGCAGGGTCTGATCCCACAGAGACATATCCTGCTTTGTCTGGGGCGGGTGTGAGACCATATCTACTATCCTCTGCACCACCACCTATGATTTCTAGTGTGACAGTTAGATCTCTCAGACCTGGGTTCCATGTATGTGTTGCTGTTGTACCTATCGCAGGCAGTGTACCTGTCCATGACTCTACCCACCACTCGGAGTCATACTCACTACCATTTAATACACCTCTTGCTTTGAATGTAATAGTAGCACTACCCATAGTAACTGTTCTTGTCTGTGTTGTAGTGCTATTAAAATATAAATTACCTGACTCACTGAGTACTTTACCACCCTTATAGTTTCCTGCTACATCAGTAGTAACAACTCTAAGGTTATGTTTAAGAGCAGCAGAACTACCACCAACTGCATTAGAGAATGGTGCTATTGATACGTTGGGTTGTGCATTTCCTTTTGCGTACTCATATATTCCTATGCGTGGACCGTTGCAGTTCTCTATACATATCTCACCAGTGGTAGCATTCTCTCCTCTGAAATAGAACGACTTACAGTCAGCACCTGGGGTTCTCCATGTGCCTGTGACATATGGTTTGAATATACAGTCGACTGCATCTTTAACACACTGTTCCCACCCTGGATCTCCATCCTCATTGAGTCCTTTACATACGAGTTCCCTACCACTTTCTAATACAATATAGATTCCTTCTTTTGCTTGTTGTGGATCTGTACTTTTCTTAACACTACCATCTGCTAGTCCATTCATGACCTCTTCACAGTCATCATTAAGGTCACCTGGGTTTGGCATCGTTGGTGGCATTGAGATAGGACCCACGTCACCAAACTGACATATAGTAAGGTCAGGGAAGAGTTCACATAACCAATCAATAGGACCAACAGGATCTAGTTTGATTACATCAATACCACTAGGTCCAATCGCTTCTTGTACTGGTGCCAAGTCAACAGCAGGATAACATCTTTGTACTATATCTCTGATGACCTGACCTGGGTTGATCGTTGCAACAGCAGGAGGTTCACCCTGTCTATTACGAATTGGTTTACCAGTAGAAGGTGTGAGTGGTGGAGAGATAGGACCATAGCACTGGTCTACGATCTGTCTTATTGCTTGTCCTGCTGGTGTTGCTGCTGGTGGTGCTGGTTCTCCTTGTCTTTGTCTAGGATACGCACCCTTATTTGATGGTGCTAGTGCAATAGGTGCACCATCATAACAATTATCTACAATACTTCTTATTAAATCTGATGGAGACGCAGCAGGAGGTGGTACTGAGTCATCTACTGTCGGTGGTCTTGCTGTACTTACTCGTGGTGACCCTGGTGCATCAGGTGTAACACTAGGTATACTCTCAACAACGTAGCAACCACCAACAGATATCCGAATGTTCTCACCCGCAGGAGTGGGTGGAGTTGGAGGAACTTCACCCTGTCTTGCTCGTGGATAACTATTGCTTGTGGTACTACTGGGTAGCAGTGGTATTCCGTCCGAACCGTAGCAAGGATTTCCTGCAACCATAAAAAAAGACCTAGTATAGGTCTAGTTATTTATCCATGATATAGAAGGGTGGAAGGAGGGAATACATTTTACCCTCATGCTATGGGAATCGCTAGTGCGAAAATTAGTACATAACAACAACAGTTCTATTGGTAATAGTTCTACCGAAGTAGCGGGCACCACCCCTAACTGTCTACATTACCCCGCCTAATTCCAACAGGGTTATTCAGTCACTTCCATGTCGGTTGATCGGTCCGACTCTGATAATATAGCAGACTCATCACAGGTTGTCAACCCCTTGTGAAAATTAATATGTAATGTCTCGATGAAGACAAGAGACCCTACGATAATTAGATTACATATGGTCAGAGGATGGGTGAGATATTTCACGACATAAAAAAGACCCCTACTATGTAGAGGTCTTTGGTACGGATTATGTTAGGACTGGTCCTAACGTGATACCTATTGCAACAAAGAATATGAATTCAAATATTGAGAAGTATCCTCCATACTTTACGAGAAATTGAGTCATTTGTGCTTGTGCTCCTCAGCATTAAGTTAACCTATTGATGGTGCAGTTAGAGCAACAGTTGTTGACTCAGCACATGCAAGATCAAGTGGGAAGTTGTGTGCATTTCTCTCATGCATTACTTCCATACCTAGGTTTGCTCTGTTTAGAACATCACCCCATGTAGGAATGATCTTTCCATTAACAT